CAAGCAAACTTCGTGGAGATAATATGACCACCGCATTAGCCGGAATGCGTGGCACTGCTACTGTTTGCGTCCCCGCGACCATCGTCGCTTCGCCGCGAGCGATCATCATATACCGCTCTCATAGCTCGGAACATCTATGTCACTCGCCACCAAGGTCAATCCTAACTCAGTTGATTTTGCGATCGCCGCGTTCACCATGCCGTTCTTGAGATCCGCGAGCGTATAACCGTCGGCCAACTGCACCACAGTTTCAAATGCCTGACCATCGATGTTGGCACTTACATCGCTTCCGGTAAAATAACAGGTGATAAGTAAAGAAAATACTCCTTGCCCCAGCTGCCCGCTTCCACGTGGCCCGGTAATAAATGCTTTTGCCATGATGATTACTCAAAGTATGCATCATAGATGATGTTGTGAGCGATCGTGCCGGCGGTCGCAACCGTGCCTCCCGTTTCATGCTTAGTCACAATACCCACAAATTCACCGGGAGCGATCACGATGGGTGATCTGAACTGTGCCACGAGAGGAGATCCAGCGACCTTCGTCGCCACCGCTTGAGCCGCCGTGACAACCTGCTTGCCAAGAGCTATCCGGCGCGGAGCCTTAGCGGTCGCTGATTCGGCGGTCGCCAAGTTGACATTGGTGTGTCCGTAGGCCAGAGAGTATGAGATGCCGAACGGTCCTCCCGTTAAGGTCGCCTGAATCGTGCTGTCGATGATTACTCCATGAACTATTAAGTTCCGACCGGTGAGATTAACCGTCGGTGCTGGATTTTGAAAAGCTTGAATATAACCATCGGTGCCTAAAGCCAATGTAGCTGTTTCCCAGAATTGACCCCCGAGGCCGGTCCCGAGTGCTGCCGCAGTACCAGTTGGAATCGCTGCTGTTGGATTTGCACTGTTGGCGTATTGGGCTGTTGAACCGAGTGAGGCATGGCCATTTTGCCCTTGATATCCCATATGACCCATGCCCGCTTTTGCCGCTTCCCAAAGCCGGACAATATCCGGGCCGACAACGGTTACATATACATTCGAGCAGGTGAACTTGGTCGCGGTGGCCGGGGCTGAACCACCGATACGTTGCCGCATCGTCAGCGGTTGTGAGCCCATCATGAACGGCTGGCCCTGGGCCGGCGCATCGGTCGCCAGAGTGATTACGCCGACTAATATACGGTCTATATAGAATAGAACGACGTCGGTTTGTATAATAATTTGGAAATCGTGGAGCGCATTGTCAGTTGGCTTGGACATCGCCGCCGTCTGGACTTCAGTGCCATTAAAGCTGATGACGCCACGCAATTCATTCGAGGCATTCCAGCGGAAGAATACACCATCGGTCGGCGCAGCTTGTCCAGGTAAAGTCGCGCTGAATAGCCCGATCTCGGTGGTATTGTTCGTGACATGCGTCGTTGCCGATGCAAAGCCGCCACTAAAAGTGACACGGGTTTCAAGATTGCCGAAAAGGGGAAATAACCGATAGCTCTGCACCGCAGAGCTGGTATTGATCGTCGTGATTCCACCATTGTTCAGCGTCAGCAGACCTGCCGCTTGCGCTATCGATTGCGTCGTCACCGGCCACTGATATTTACCGGTATTCTGCGCGGTGGCGTTGAATGTATCGTCCCAGAATAAATTCGTCGGCGCGATAAGGGCCCGTCCGCCTTCAGTGGATTGAATACGACGCACCCGCGGCGTGCCAATTACAGTTCCATCGTCATTCCGGGCGGCAAGCGCATGAAACCCGACCTCGGAGAGAGTTGTCGGGCCCGTCGTTTTCAATGAACCGGCGGTATCTACCTTCGCCTTGTTGACGCCTAGCGCGTCGAGGATCTGCGTTGCCCAATTACTCATTAATTAGCCGCCACTCTGATTTTCATGGTTTTAGCAATCGTCCAAGCCGTCGCGCGCGCATGAACAAAAATATCATTCCCGACCGGAGCATCGCAAGACAAACGAATCAGATCCGCCGCCATTTCGTGCGCAAGCGCGTCGTTATCGACAGTTGAATCGCTTGACATAAACCATGCCTCCGCATAAGTCAGCCCAGCGAAACTCGCATCGGTAATGGTGAAATCGCCACGGTCGGTTTGATCTGCTCCAAAATCCACCTGAGCGGTAACTTGTGCCATTCAATCTTCTTCGATCAGCAAAGATATCTTACAGGCTTGATAGGTAAACCCAGCCAAAGCCCGCAATGAAATATTCTCCCCATTCCGCGCCTCTAGTGTCGGCGTCTTGGCATTCGCCTGCCACTGTCCGGGACCGAGCGCGTTATAACCGATCATATAGCCATTAGCTTCAATGGTCGGCTGTGCCACCCAGGTCGTCGCGGTAGTGAAATTAGCAACTAGTTGATCGGAATGTTCTGATTTTGACGGCGTAATCGCGCCGCCCGGCGTGGTGCCGAGGGTGGATCTCGCCAATTTCAATCCTTGCGCGGCGGAGGAACTGCCTGCGCCGCTTACATCTACACGCAAAATCCGGATACGTCGATTCGTGCCTGATATACAAGTCACAAAATCATTAGGTGAGACCGGCGTCCCGGAGAATTCAACTGTATATCTATTGCCCACCGATATTTTCTTCGATGAATTTTTCTATGCGTCGTATCGCATCGAAGCGCTTTTGAAAAGATTTTTCCAAGGCCGCGCATTCACTCTCTCGACGCGAGATATCAGCAGTTTGTGTCGATAGATCCGATTTTGCTTTTTCGGTGGCGTTGGTTTCTCTCGCGACTTCGGCTTTAAATGCCGACGTTTGGGTGACGAGTTCGGCCTTTTGACTTGCGATATTCAGTCTTTCCTTTTCCAGCTTCCGTGAGGTTTCGGCGGATTCAAGACGTAAATTGTTCTGAGCGGTCGTAGCCTTGGTCTCCGCTTGCATGGCTCTACTAATCGCATCTTCCGCCTGTCCCCTGGTCTCCTCGGATTTCTTTATGGTAGTTGTCAGTTCGCCAACGGTACGCTCATATTCATCCTGCGCCTTCTTTATTTCCTCTAGGATCTTGATTTTGTCTTTATTCCCGCCGACCGCGTTCAGCACGGTCAATGCATTGGCCAATTCACGGGAAGAATAGATGCGCACTGCGCCGACATTTCCGACCATAATTAGAGCCTCTGTATTACGGCCACTTTCTGGCCGGCTTCGATATCGAAATATTCCGGATTACCGGCCCCAAGCGGACGACCAGCAGTTCCGTCGGTTAACGCCGTTGGATCGGTTCCCCAAGTCACGAAACAATCGGCATCCGCGAAGAGACGTATGCGGTTACGCTGGCGGTCTTTTCCCGTGATCGCCGCTGATTGCGCTGATGCGGCGCCGATAGCAACCGCTATTTCCTGCAATGGGTCTCCCAGCGCGACTTCGGCGGCATCCCGCCAGACAGCGATAAATAGTGTTGCCATGCTAACCTCCTAACCCTGTAGTTTGACCGAGCAACGTCGCGGCCCGGGGCCGATTGACATATCCTAATTCCCCCTCGATCCCGCTGGCACCTGTCAAGATCGTCCCTTGCCGGCCGCGACGGCCGGCCTCTAATATCCGCTTTTTTCTTGCGGCTTCGGACAGTAACGAGGCCGCGGCATCAGCTTGGTCTTGCACTAATTTGGCATTTTTGGCGTCATCTTCCGCTGCCGCTTGGTCTTGTTTGGCTTTGCGCTTGAGATATTCTCGCGTGCCTATCAATTCCGGAACGCCTTGGATGCCGGATGATAGACCGCCTACGATATCCTTTCCCGAATATCCGCCGATTGACCAGTCACCAGGATTGTACCAACTCATTTCAGTCTCCGTCGAAATATTCTAGCTCTCAATGGATTGTGCCGCACCGCAATATACCGATAACCGTTTCCGGGCCTAACTTCTCGATAAATTGATCACATTCACCGTCATCGAGCTTCGTGCCGTTGATTTTAATCTGTACGCGCTTAGTGATAGTCCTGATTCGATCCAGATCTTTTTTATCCAGATTGGCGATGAACGAGCCAAGAGGTAATTCCGGCTTCGGTGCCAGGATCGTGGATTCAGCAATCAGTAGTCTCACGCGCGAACCTTGGATGTGGTCAGGCACAGGTGGTACACGGTCGGCACCAGGAATCTTTTCAATGAACGTGATGGGGTCGTGGATAAATTTATTCTCATGACAGAAATAATCAATGGCCTCGGTTACGTCTTGCTCATAGCGCGCGCGCATTCCCGGAGGCTCATCGCCGGTTATCCAGATAGCCGACTCAATTACGTCACCGATCTTCATCCACGCCACCTATGCGGATTGAATTTGTGATTCTGCTCACTGGGCCGCTTACGGCGACTATCGATATCAAGCGCCTGGCTTTGCGCCTTCTCGCGGCCGGCTAGATATTTCGTCAACGCGGCGGCATCCCAGCCATTGCGCTTCTCATCTTCGGTCGGTTCGGTCATATTCTATCGTGCATCCGGTGAGGACGGTAGATATTGTTTGCTCGCGTGGGTAGCGGCTTGTCTTTGGAATGGACTTTCCGGATCATTTTCGGGAATAACTCATTGAATCCGTGAACCAGCGAATCCACGCGATCCGGCGATCCCTCACCCTGGTAGCCGGCGGCGGTAATCAGGCACATTTGGGCTTCGAGCGCGGGAAACGCACCGACATGGCTGATGCGATCCAAGCTATAGAGCGCCGCTATCGGCTCGGCGCGCAGATGTTTGGCGCGCATGGCATGGACCTGGATTACGCGGATTTGCGGACGGACGGAATGGATCACGTGGGCAACCATCTCGCCGCCTTGATTGACCTCGGCCACAATCGCATCGGCTTCGTGCAGGTCGTAAACAGCGATGGCCCGCTCGGCCCACTGCTGCGGTGTCCCCTGGCAGGAGGCATCATCCAATACATAGCCGCGGTCATCCTCACCCAGACCGATTGCCACAATGCCGGCCTCATCTGAGCCAGGCTCGCTCGATATCGGCGGATCGATTGAAATGACAATCCGCGACATGGGCGGCGCCTCGGGCCGGCGGTTACGGTGAATAACCTCACGTGACCAGATAGCGCCAACGGCTTGGGGCTCGTATTCACCGAGCCAGACGTGGGCATACCGGGCTGGATTGTTTTTCTCATCGAAGGCCCGCTCGAGCTCCAATTCAGCGGGGAACCAGGGATTATTTGGATAGTTGACACGCAACAAAATACTGTCTGGCGGCGGGGTCTGACCACGGAAAAACAGGTCTACTGGGTCGGAATTAGCCCGTGGATTCCACGAAAACCACAATTCAGAGTTTTGTTTGCGAATCGTTGGCCTGAGCAGCTCTAACGATTTGCTCGTGAGCGTATGCGCTTCCTCAGCATAGCCGATATCGAATCCCTCCAGCGATTTGATCGTATCCGCGGTGTGGTCGGCCATGCCCTGGAATACGATCAATCCGCCGCTGGGCGTGTCGATGCGGTCATGCAACACGGAAAATTTAGATCCCACGCCCAGAGCCTTGATTTTATCCTCTAATAATAGCTTGACCGACTCTTTCAGCGACCGCTGAACCTCGCGCACGCATACCACGCGGGTGCCGGGAACCATCAGGCATCGCTCGATTGCGAGCTCAGCAAAGAAATGCGACTTGCCCGATCCGCGGCCGCCGTAGAGTGCTTTATAGCGTGAGGATTGGAGGAGTGGCAGAAATATACGGGGTGTTGGGATCTGTAGCGTGTGGCCGGTCATAAAGTGGGAAAACTTTTGTCTCGGCTCGGCGGCTTTTTTGTCAAAGTGGGAAAATATTCTCGTTTTGACCCTGTTTTGACTATCAAAGTGGGAAACTCTGATTTAACATAACCACGCATTATATGCACGATTAATAGCAAAGTGGGAATTAATGGGAATTAATCTGATTTTTTTGCCGTTTCATCCACCACGACGCGCTGAATCTGGGCGATCTCAATCTTGCCCATGATAGTCGCGTCTACGCGCTCGCCATAACTCTTTGGCTTTAGCTTGCTGGCCACCCACTTTCTCGCATCGACGCGCAATCGATAGGCCTGAGCTTGCACATTATCTGTTGCAGACATTGCCTCATCGGCTAATTCGATGATTTCTCCCGCAAAAAGATCAGCCTGTTCTTCCCTTGCGCGCGCGTATTGTTTTTCAAAATCGGGAAACTTAGATAACCAATGCCAAACAGTAACTAACGCCGGCATTCCCTTACTGCTACAGATTTTCCGCAGCGATTCGCCTTGAGAAATGCGCGTACAAATTAATGCGCTGATTTCCAGATTATAATCACTGGGCCTACCCATTATTATCCCCTCACGCGATTTAGCCGTGGATTAGCTTTTTTTGCTGCAGGACTGGCGCGCCGTGTGCTCGCTGCCAGAATACTTGCGGCGCGCTGTTGGCTAATTCCCTGTGTGCTCGCTATTTTGGCTTGCACTGCTTTAAACCCTGGATGTGCTTTGCTCATCTTTTTAACTCCTCATAATTGTACCAATTAATTGAGATCTCGTCCCATAGGCTCATATTTTCGTTATCCAATTTAACAATAATCATAGCATATCTGATAATCGGTAGATTATTGCTGACTAATGGTATACTTATATATATATACCTATGCTAATATAGCGATATGGACAAATATACATTAGCCGTACTGAGTTGTACCCGTTGCGCTCACACCTGGGCGCCGCGGAAACCACAGCCGCCGCAGCATTGCCCAAAATGCAAATCACCGTATTGGGACCGGCCTAGACAGATAAAACAGGAGAAGTAACCCATGACCGATACTAAAAAAAATTATGCTATCAAAAAAGTACAGATCGCAATTGATAAATTAGTCGATCTGCATGATCTGGGCTTTACCAATGATAAAATTAGGCAATGTTTGGATCTATTGCAATCGTTAGAGACCGAAATACAAACAGATTAAATCGTAGTACGGGTGCCTCGCCGGAGATCAGAGGCAAATAAATCATAAAGGAGAACAAACATGAGCAAAATCAATTT